GTTAGAGAGTCCTGCAGGTTTTGGTCGCGGAACCATTCATTCCAGATTAGGTTCATTGCGCGAAGTGGTAGCGCAGAGATTTCAAGTCCTGCTATTTTTGTGGGAACACCCAAGTAATCAAATACGGACTCTTCATCGAATCCACCGGCGTCAGAAGTAATAGTAGGGACTAAATAGTCTGTAGAATCACCGGGGTCTGTTTGTTCTCCCATGAACTTTTGGAAATTACTCCAAATTAATCTGAGCGGCACTGCGAAAAAAAATGTATCCATGTACAGATTATCCATAACCGGATAGAGTGGTGTACTCATACGGGCAAATGCGGACATTTTTAAATTGAATGTATCACCGGGTAAAGCTTCATCGAAAAATATTGGAACCAGTTTGCCGGCGTCGAACGCCGTTTTATGACCACTGGAGCGGTCGAAGGTGGAGCGAGGTATAGAGACAGCAGGTACCTTGCTAAATTGATGTGTCATAACTGATTTCATTTCTGTATCTCCTTACCCGGAAAGAGTTCTTCTACATTATCTTCCTTTGTGAATAGTGCGGCAGCGCCTAAATCGTTCAGGTCGTTTGTTACTTCGCCGGTTGTGTTGTCGTATGTTCCCAGTCTGTAAAGGTGGAAGTCAAGCGGATTTTTTGATATCTGTGAATCAGGGTCACGCGCCATATTTTGGAATGCGCGTATTGCTTCGGAATTTGTTAGCATAAAGAACGGTTGATTGAATGCCTGAGTAGCTTTGTCGTGTATCGAAAATACTTTTAATTCCATGATTAATATTCCTGTAGTGAGCGTTTTAAGAAACGTAGTTGTGCCTTCTTTACTTTTTCTTTTACAGCTAGCCTTTCTGGTGTGTTGTCTTTGTTTCGCTTTGCTGCCTTTCGCCGTCGCTGCGTTTTTATTATATCTATATCTTGATATTGTTGATCGTAGTATTTTGGAGGTTGCATTTTTATTCCTCGTTCAATGATGTAATCGTCGCGGTATGTTTCCTCTCCGAATTTTTCATACCATCCCTGACCAATACCCGGTCTTCGGGACATGGTGTTATATTCGGGTTCAACCTCGAAGAATTCTCCTGTAACCATATCAACCCGATGGTAAGGGCTAAGGCCAAACATATTACTAGCATTATCCTGATAACGTCCATTTTGTTTTTTCATAACGTACCTTGCTGTATAAGCAGCAGTCTCAAAAGTGACCTCGCCAATGTTACAAAATCCGTGTGTCCATAGATTATCGAGAATATCAGAAGTATATAAATTGTGCCCTGTATCGGTTTTTCGGAAAAATTTCTTATCGGGAAAGTTATGTCCGAATATAAGCGCGTGATGATGGGGGCGAAGATTTTCATCGCCGTATTCACCGCACATGTAATACCTGATTTTTTGTCCTCGTTCTTTTCGATTGAGATATTGCCTATACCTTTTCAAGAAGTTTTGAAAGTGGCTTTTTTCTAGCCCACCATGGTGTGGTAGATTCTCCTCGTTGTATGTGAGCGTTATAAATTGGCTGTCTTGATGAAGGCTGTTTTCGTGCACGCAACGCAGCGCCCATTGTCTGCTGCGTTCGAGCCTGCAGCCGACGCACTGGCCGCAGGGCAGTTGCACGGGCATGTCTACGTATCCGTCTCTGGTATTGAAAACGATAGAACGCTTGCCTGATTCGTTTAAGTGGCGAGCCTTGTAGCCATTTAGGGGGCTGTAGCATGGCACTGTACATCACAGCCTGATGCCGCCACGCATTGGAGAAGCGCGAAAGTTCTTCTTGTGAGCACCGGACCCGGTGCGACGGAAGAGCCGCTTAGATTTTCTGCTGTTCATTCTGCGTCGTCTCATGATTTTTTCTCCATAGTAGTTTTAAGATCTGCCCAAGCAAGATGATGGGTCATAAATACATTGTGATAGAAACTATGTGACGGCATTTTAGTTAACCTCGTTGTGTGGGATTTGTTCAACGATTGCCGCTCGTACATTCATTCCTTGATCTTGTAGTTTAGCCATTGCCTCGTCTATCGCATCTTTCATGTCTATAGGCCATAGCATAGTCGGTTCTTTAGTGAGTACAAGGTTGCCATCTTCATCGAATGATATAAATTTAGTTCCAGTTTTATAAGTTAGATATTTCATTTCTGTATCTCCTATGTTTGAGACTACAGTATAGAACATCTAGTTTGAAAAGTCAAGACTTTTCTTTTGTTTTTTTACTCCTGTTAGTCGTTGTGGACTGACTTTTGTGTCAGTCCGGACAGTTACATCGAGAAGGGTACTGTCCTGTGCGATTCTTCCTACTCGAATCGCGAGCGATTCTGCGTGGGAAAATCGGCTTTTTATAGCGGCGCGAGGGCGCGCCTTGGTCTCCGCGCCTAAAGCGGACTCTACGAGTCCGCACGGCGCCAACATTCCGCTTCGCGGATTTGTCTCCAAGGAGAGGATGTGAGCCTGTTTAGGCATTAGGTTCGACCACCGGCGGTGTTTCTGCAGGTTCTGCAGGAGCCGCTGGAGGTTCCTCGGGTGTGCGCTTCGCTAGGCCGAGTTTTACCATTTCATCGGCATTGTTTGCATCATGGACAAAGTCCAAGAATTCGCCGGGGTCGTTGTTGAACCTTTTCCTGAGTGTGCTAGGCATCTCGTCAAAGAGTTCTTTTGATTTTGCGATATATTCTATCGCTGCATGGAAGTCCATCTCTGGAGCTTCCATATATTCGCCTTGGTTTTCGTTAACGAAACTTACCAAGCCGGTTTTTTGATATTTGGCCATTATCAGATTTATATCTGTATCCTGTGCCATTGATTGTTTAGTTAACCCGGGCCCCGTGTCTACAGTGGGCCGTGGTTGTTCTTCAGGTGCTTTAAATGTCATATTCATTTCCTCATTATTCCTTTTGCAGAAGTGCCAAAAGGGTTTAGACGGTTTAAGTATCGCATTATTTTACCGAATTGTGTTTGATCGATTTCGGCTTCAATTTTAGAGCTGGCAACCGCTTGGTCCATTATTTCGTTTGTTTTATCTAGGTTTAGTGTTTCAGCTTCTAATTTTGCAGAGTTGTAGTTGTAGTTTCTTGCCTGAGCATTTAGTGCGGCCGCTTGTGCCTGTGCAGTGCGCATTTGTTGTTGAATTAGATCGCCCGCTTTTGGCACGTTTTTAGTTTCCTCTCTAGTTTTATCGGTGCCAGCGAACATTTGTCGTACGCTGGCTGCAGAATGAGCGCCAGATGCGAAAGCTTCGCCAATATTAGGCACTTGATAGCCGGCACCCTGTGGAGTTGAAGCGCCGCCAACCTTGGCGGCCAGTATTGGGTTTAAACCCGCTTTTCTAAGATCTTCCATTCCTCGTTGAAACGATGTATTCGACATCTTTTTCTGAAATTGCATCTGTTTTTTAGCAGATGACTTAGCCGCTTCGCCTTGTTGATAGGCGCCGAAGGCTGAGAGCCCGCCGGATACTAGTGACGGGCCAATTGTTTTTAGTACTGTTCCGAAGATAGACATTAGAAATGGTCAATCATGCCGGGTACACCGTATAGCGGCATCGGGCGAACGCAGCGTAGTTTAAAGTATGAGTCGAATATAAAGTCAGGTTCTGTTGCACCAGCAATCAGTACACGCGACATCGGTGGAGTATCAGTTATAAATGAATCCGACAGAGTTGGCAGTGAGCTAAATTCCTGAGACAGATGCCAAGAATCAAGTGTTCCGGTGTAGTTAGACCGAAACGCACCGGTAATGATCGACGGTTTATAACGGTATTCGGCATAGCGTTCTTGATAGCCGAAGACAGTATCGTCATCCGTTCCGCCGGCAGTACCCTGAGCGTAGATTTCTTTATTGAGTACTGCCTGTTCGCCAATTTGAGCGAGTGAAGGCCAATAGAAGTCGTAGCGTGTTTGACGTGACCATGCACGATTAAGTCCCTGCTGGTATGTAAGATCAGCGCGGACATTAGCAAAGCCTAGAATAATACAGTGCTCTGTGAATGATTTTGTAAAACCATGATGATTGATTACTGTTGTTGCAAACGCACCAACATCACCAACGGCATTATTAATAGAGCCAGCTATAACGCTTCTGTCTGCAGTCGCAGCTACAGGGTTTATATTAACCGGTGAACTACCACCGCCCAAGTATTCAGGGCGCTGTAGTCTAGCGTCCGGAGAGGTGACACCAAAATGTGCGCGTACTATTTCAGTATAACGTGTGCCGCCACGGGCATCACGTTCAAGTAGTTTTTGAATTTGAAATGCTTGACGAAGTTGATTAATTGTTGCAGCTGTTGCAGTTGATAAGTCAGCATATAGACTATTGGCTTCAGTAGATGTTGTTGCTGAGGATTCGAGGCTGACACCGCCTGCTGCCATTCTCTGATAGTCAGCATATGAAGTTGAGTAAACGCCGATATCAGTACCACCGCCTACTATATCATGAGCAATTGGTGCCGAAGTCCCCAGTGGTAAATCAATAGATTCACCCTTCTGTGGCCACGGGAGGCAAGAAGTGAAATAGTCATGCCTTTTGCCACGGGATAAGAGCGTGTATTGCGATTCCAAATCGGGTCCGTCATCTGTTTCGACGGTTAGAGAGTCCTGCAGGTTTTGGTCGCGGAACCATTCATTCCAGATT